CAAGTCCATTTGGTTTTTATTATTTAAATTCATATAATATTTTAAATTATTAGAAAAAATTCTTTTGTAATCATCATAAGCCAAAATAATCATCTCCATTTTTTCTAAATTATATTTATTCTTTCCATACATATTGTGAATTTTAATTGTTATTCTCCCTTTTCTTTCCTCTTTAAAGCCATAAGCATACTATGTACAGTTTGTAAATCCTCTGGCTCGGCATCCCTAGCAGCATCAAAAAGAAGAGAAAGTTCTTTGTTATCATATATTTCTTGTGCAATTTTACTTGTTTCGGGGTTAAGGTAGTAAGATTGGTTTTGTTCATCATTTTTGTTTTCGATTAAGTCAGATTTCAAAATTCCAAAGTAATCTGCAAGCATTTGAACCTTTCCCATTCGCGGTAGAGCAATCCCCTTACACCATGTGTTAAAAGTTTGTGGAGATACATCTATTGCATTGGCTACTTCTTTTTGTGTTTTATTATGTTCATTAAGTAATTTAGTTAAGTTTTTTGAAAATATTTTTTTTTGTTCATTGTCTGTCATAAACTCACCACGCTTTCTAATTACATAATACAATACAATTTGAATTATAGCAACTAAAAATCAAATAAATTTTGATTTTAGTATTGACATCAAATTTAATTTGATTTATTATAATGAAAACAAGGAGGTGAATTTTGGTGAGCAGTTTTCAAATTAGTCTTACAGCTGCAAGAGTAAATGCAGAAATGACGCAAAAAGATGTAGCAAAAGCCTTAAAAGTAAGTAAACAGACGATAGTTAATTGGGAAAAAGGAAGGACTGAGCCAAAAATGCAACAAAGCAGAGCGTTGAGTAATCTTTACAAGATACCATTAGACTATATTTTTTTACCATCCAAATCAAATTAAATTTGATTAAAAGCATAATTTTGTTGATATTAATGATACTGGATGATTGGAGTAGGGAAAAGCGAGGTGAGAGTGATGGATAAAGTAAAAGAATATAATCGTTTAGACAAGATGATTGCAAGAACAAAAGAACTCCAGAAAGAAATCGACCATAGACATGAGGTCGAGGAAAAAGTTTTTAAACTTTTCTCCGAAGGGAAGTTTGAAGAAGGTGATGCTCTTCTTGATACATTGGATGATAAAAAGGTGATGGAGCTTGCTGAGGGTGTTGTGGCAACAGAGAAAAAGAGTGCAGATTGTGAAAGTAAGAAAGCAATTAATTTGTACTTAAAGGTTAATTGTGCTGATGTCGAACTTAAGAATAATCTTGAGAAACTTAATGATGTTATTTGCAAGATTGTGGATTTGCAGGAAAAAGGAACTAAATTGAATGTTCGTATTTTAGCGAATATGAAGTGAGGTGGTTTGATATGGTTGCAGAAAAGCAGAGGATAACAGTGAGTGAGGCGGCTAAGATACTTGGTGTGTCACCACAGTTTATAAGAATTGCAATGCAGCAGAAAGCTCTTGATATTGGTACTTGTGTAAAAATGTCAAGCGTATGGACATATCATATTTGTCCGGAGAAATTGAAAAATTATATCGGTGTGTATGGAAAGGAGAATGAGGACAGTGAGTAGAAGAAAGAAAATGGTTAAGGTTGAGGCAGAGCATCTTAATGAATTGCTTTGCAAGGAATATCTTGTTGAGGCTGTGGCGAAGGTCGTTGTTGATGAAGATAGTAATGGTGTGAAAGTTGCTCAGATAGCAGCTATTTTACAGTTGTAAAAAAGGCACAGGATAAAAGTCATGTGCCAAAGGTTAAAATGTAAAGTCGGTTTAGTGGCAGACTTTACACTTACTAAGGTGAAGAGATTTCGCTTTTTTAAGTGTAATCTTCTTAACATTTTTACTGCGTTTTAAGGTTCGGCAGTAGCGATTTGGATGGTATGCATAGCTTGAACCTGGAACATAGTAAACGTAAGTTTTTGCCTGTACCGGTACCTCTGTGTACGAGATAGAACCAACTACAAGGCAAAGGCTTAAAATTAAAGAATAAAGTTTCTTTTTCATCTGCTCATCTCCCTTCTTTTTGGGTTGCAATAGCAACTCTTACTAAAAGTATAGTAAATGCGTGGGTGAAAATCAAGAGAAAGGATGATTTTATGGATATAAGTTTACATGATTTGGCTGGTGGAGCTTTACAGGAGAAAGTAAATCAGGCTTTTGAACAGGTTATGAAAAATATGCAGGATCCTAATACTCCATGGAAGAACAAGAGAAAGATAAATCTTACTCTTTCGTTTGAGCAGAATGAGGATAGGACAGATTGCACGTGTGATATTTCAGTAGATACAAAGTTAGCATCTGTAAAACCTGTTAGCACAAAATTCAGTACCCAAAAAGATTTGACAACGGGAAAAATTTATGCTGAGGAATATGGTCCGGGTATAAGAGGACAGATGTCATTTGAGGATATTGAGGAAAATGAGGTTGAGATTGACGGTCAAATTGTAGATACGGAGACTGGAGAAATCAAAGAAGATAAGAGTGTAATTGATTTTAGAAACAATGTTAAACAGGCATAAAAGGAGGATATAAAGATGGAGAGAGAAGCATTAGCATATGCAGTTGAGCTGGCAGCACCACATATAAAGGAAGTTAATGGGGAGTTTTATTCAGATAAGACATTAAAGAGAATAGTACATAATCCAAAGGCAGAGGCTATTAAACTTACAACGCTTCGCAGTCTTGTCGATTACATTAAATCTGGTACAGATATTATGTCGGACAAAATGATTATTCATGTGGAAAGTCCGACAGTGGTAAGTTTATATTCATGTCTTGACCTTGACAGAGGGCGTGAATATATAGCTTCTGTTTATGCAGAACTGCCATCGTTTTCTTTTGGAAAGTTTATTGAACATGAGAGGTTCCTTATTGGAGTTCAGTCAACATTTATATCAAATAATGACAAGGAGTTGCTTTTGAAATTTGCAGGAACAGTAGAAAATGGAACAATTGCCAGTTATGGTGATGACGGTGTGACACAGAAAGCAACAGTGAAAACAGGGGTTGCTTCAAAGTCCGATGCTGTTATTCCTAGTCCTGTTAAGTTAAAGCCATATCGTACATTCACAGAAGTTGAACAGCCTGAGAGCAGTTTTATATTTCGGATGAAAGAGGATAAATACGAGGGTATTCAGTGTGCTTTGTTTGAAGCAGATGGTGGAGCATGGAAATTACATGCTATGGAGAATATTCAGGAATATCTTGAAGAGCAGCTGGATAATCTTCCGGGCTTTACGATTATTTCATAGGGAGACAGATTTGCACAATGATAATAATTTTTATCGTTCCAGTGATCCATTTTTTGTAGTAACTTGCAATGATTGTGGCAGAAAAGTTTGGAGCACTAGAAGAATAAATGAAAAGTGCAGTAGGTGTGGTAGTGGTGCAGTAAAAACAGAGGCACCTTATCACACTATAGAAGAACATAAAGGGAGATGTAATGAGAAGAGATGACAAGCCTTTGAAAAGGCTAAATCGGTTTAAATACCGGGAGTTAAATTATTTCTGTTATCAGTACAATTCATGGAAGGCTCAAATTAGGGATATTGAAAGTGAATTAGGTATTTCAGGTATAAATTATGATGGAATGCCACATACGCATAATAATGAGTCTCCAGTCGAAAACGTAGCAATCAGACTTGCTTTACTCAGCAGTAAAGTTGATATGGTTGAAAAGGCTGCAAGGATTACTGATGCAGAGCTTGCAAGTGCAATATTAAGATATTGTACAACTCCGGGAATGAGTTTCCAGCAACTTTGTAGCAGAGAGGATGTGCATTGCAGTCAAGCTACTTTTTATAGAAAAAGAAGTGAGTTTTTCTGGAATCTGGACAAACTCAAGGAAGAAAGTTTTTATTCAGAATTGCCAAGAAAATACAGGGCAGTTGAGAAACATCACAGAGGTAAATGGACCTCATAGTATTTTATTATTTTTGAATTTAGCTTGTATATTTTTTTCGATTATTCGGGGGAAATATATGGGTTAATATAATATATTTTTTGTTTTTTGGCGTGTATGCTTTTTACTGAAAATCAGGGGGAGTATATGTGCCGTTATAGGAAGGTGCCGGCTATTCGGACAGTGTCAGTTGGTCGGATGTCTTCCTTGCCTTTGTAAATTATACCTGTTTGATTAAATTTAGGAGGACGCGCCTATGAACCGAAAAGAAGGTATTGATTACTTTCCGGTAAAATGCGCGACTGATAATGCAATTGAACTTGTAACAGCAGAATGCGGGTTAAAGGCGCACGCCGTCATATATGCGTTACTTCAGGAGATATACGGAGTACATGGTTATTATTGTGAATGGCAGCGAGAGAGGGCTTTGTTGATTTCGTCACGAATGTTTGGCGGGGGTGACAAAGCGGTCAATCGTATAAATGAAATAGTGAACTGCTGTGCAAGGCGGGGTGTCTTTTCATTTGAACAGCTTGAACAAAATGGAATTTTAACTTCAAAAGAAATTCAGGAAAATTTTCTTTTTGCAACCAGAAGAAGAAAAGCTGTAAAAATGAAGAGAGCATACCTCTTAGTTAAAGTCGCCCTTTTGCCGGATAATGTAATCATTTTGGATGAAAATGTAGACATTTTGGACGAAAATGCAGACATTTTAAAACATAGTAAAAGTAATAGTAAATATACTAACACTCTATCTATAGTGCCAACGCTTCAGGAGGTAAAAGATTATGTTGCTTTAAACAATCTTAAAATCAATCCTGAAAAGTTTTTTGAATATTATGACCGTATTGATTGGAAAGACAAGTACGGCAGGAGAATCAACTGGAAGAGTGTAGCAGATTATTGGAATAAAACAGAGAGGGCAGACAAAAAGCCAACATATGCTGCAAGTTCCAATAATCAATATTCAGGGAAAAAGAAAAATCAGTTTAATTCATTTAATCAAAGAAATATAAGTTCATCAGATATGAATGAGCTTGAACAGCGTTTGTTGCAACGTGGCTGATTTGTCGGAATCCGACAAGTAAGAAATTTAGTGAGGTGATTTCAAATGAAGAATATAAATTTTTTAATAAATATTTTAATGGATATCATGGAAGATGAGGGCTTGGAATTTGAAAGAATAAATATTGATGATGGTGGTGCAAAAGAAGAAGCAGTGGTTCATTATCGCATTAACTGTCCTTATTTTGGCAGAGATGAAAGAGCCTTATGTCATGGGTGTAAACTCAGTGATGTCGGAAGAGATTTATGTGTTAAGTGTAAATTTCAATGGTTATTGGATGAAGTAGACAAGTAATAATTTTGACAGCAAAAAAGTTTTAAATGCACTTTTACATATAGCTGTAGGAAAATTAACATCACAAATAAAGCTGGGAGTGTGGTGCAGCTCCCGGAAAGGAGCAGGAATGAAGCGTAAGAAAAAGAAAATAAAGTGTAAGGTATGCGGAGAGAATTTTTTAACAAGCAGAAGCACCCAGAAATATTGTTCAAAAGAGTGCTATGCAGAGGCACGAAAGAAAAAATGTGCAGACAGGTATCAAAAAATAAAAATTCAGAAAAAAGTAGAAGGAGCAAAGAAAAAGAAGAAAACAACGCATATGGGAGAGCTTGCAAGCTTTAATGACAAAGCAAAGAAGCTTGGACTTTCATATGGCCAGTATATGATTTTTTTACAGACGGAAAAGGATAGAGAGGAAAGAGCAAAAATAAGCTAAGACAAAGAAATTGGAGGATGTTGATATGTTTAATAAATTGTTAATTAAGATTATAAAAAAGTTTGATTATGTGAAGAACTTGGAAATAAATGTGGAACAGCTCAAGGCGGTAGAAACAAGACTTCGTGAAGAAAAAGGGGATGCGGTGAGGGAAAAGAACCGATTAGCGTTGAAAGTGAAATATATGGAAAGTGTAGTAATTGATTTAATAGAAAATCCGCATATGATATTTACAGATGAACAGGGAAAGTTTATAAGCATTGATGAATCTGCACTTAAAGAAAACGAAAATAAACATGTTATGTGTGTTCACTCATTTCCGGTAAATCGTATTGTATTGCGGGTTAAGGAGGGGAATGCAGAATGATAGATGAAAAAATAGTAATAAAGGATATTGAGAACAGAATAGATACATTTGTAAAGCAGTACCCAAAGGAAAAGGATTGTAGGTCGGTGCAGGTGCAAAGAGAATTTATACATATACTTGAACTTGCGGCAAAGAAGCAGAAAGCGAAAGAACATGAACGTATGCTGAGTATAGAGAGTGAATTATTAGGTACGCTGAATGATATGAAAGATTCAAAAGAAGATTTTTGTGATAAGCAGGGCGGTAAATGTGAATTATATGAAAGTTGTTTTAAATGTGCTGTTGTAGGAATAGTTGATGTAGTCAAAAGGCTGGAAGAGGAAGCTGAGTATTCGAGTGCAGATTTTGACGGATATGTAAAAGAGGTTGCACCGTATTTGGATGCTGAGTATGATGATATTTTTTATGCTGGGCTAAAGCGGGCTATTGTGGTAATCAGGGCGGCTTGCAGAGAGAAGATGGGAGAAAAATAAAAATGAGAGCAGTATTAAAATATCCGGGAAGTAAATGGAACATAGCGTCACAGTTGGTGGAAATGATACCGGAACATCACAGCTATGTAGAACCGTTTTTCGGAAGTGGAGCAGTTTTATTCAATAAGCCAGTATCTGATATTGAGACAATCTTACGAAAAGAAAAATGGATTGTTAATGTATTATGTAAGATTCGGAGTGAATAGCGGCGAACACTGCATTCCTTATGATTTGATAAAAAAGTTTGAGATTACAAGATAGGAGGAACATTGTAATAAAATATAAATCATTAAACGGTAAATGATTATAGGCGGTTGAAAGACCGTCTTTTTATAATGAATTATGTGTAAAAAATGTGTATTTATATATTGACAAATGTGTAAATAATGTGTATTATATATACATAAGGAGGTACGAGATGAAGCAAAGAGAACTTGTAAAAAAGCTCGAAAGTGCGGGATTTGAATTTGTAAGACATGGTGGAAATCATGACATCTACAAAAGAGGTGATGACGAAGAAAAAATTCCGAGACATCGAGAAGTAAATGAAAGATTGGCAAAAGCAATATTGAGAAAATGGGGATTATAAAATCCCCTGTCTCAATATATTACTATAGATATATATTTGAAATGCGGAGGTTGATTATATGAAAGTGACATATCCAGTTATTTTTACAGATGTTGATACAAACATTTTGATTGAAGTACCAGATTTGGGTATTCTGACAGAGTCAAATGAGGAAGGTAAACCAAAGGAAAGTATGGCAGATGCGATTACAATGGCAAGGGATGCAATTGGAATAAGTTGTATTCAAGCTGAAGACGAAAGAAAAGAAGTGGCACAACCGTCTAAAATGACAGATATAGATATATCAAAAGGAGCATTTTATGAAGATGGAACAGGTATCGTGTCTTTAGTTGATGTTGATTTAGCGGCATATAGGAGAATGTTAGATAATAAGACGGTTCGTAGAAATGTAACATTACCAAATTGGTTAAATCAGGAAGCAGAAAAATCACATATCAATGTTTCTAAAGTATTGCAGGAAGCATTAATGGCAAGATTAGGAGTATCAAGATAATGAAATGTAACTATTGGTTTCAACAGTATGAAGTGTGCTATTTCCGTGCTGTACTTGTACTATTAACTATGTTATTATTTTTATAATGCAAAAAGTAAAGTTAATCTAGGCGGTCGAAAGACCGTCTTTTTTGAAAAATAAAATAAATTTTAAAAAAGCATTGACATAGGGAACACCGTATGGCATTATATAATTGTAGCAAGGGAATGGCAGGAAAGGAGAGAGAAATGGAGAACGAAGAAATGAACTTAGCGGAATTGTTAAAAGATATAGCAGAGGAAAATCAAACAAGAAAAATCTTAGCAATCTTGGAAGAAAGCAAAGACTTGCAAGAGGCAAAGGAAAAAGTAAAAGCCCTACTTAAAAAGTAGAGCTTACACAAATAACAAACCGAGGGCAGACCTACAACTTCCTGCTATCTGTCCTTGGTATAAAAATAATAGCAGGAAAATAAAAAAAAGTAAAGAGGTGATATGGTATGCCAACAGCACAAACGAAAGCTACAGATAAATGGCAGAAAAAGGTCGGTATAATATCAAAGTCTTTCAAGTTAAAAAAAGAACTGACTGACGAATTTAAGGAAGCCTGTGAGAAAGCTGGAGTGAGTCAGGCGGCACAGATTTCCAAGATGATGCGTGAGTTTATAGATGAGCAGAAATAAAAAAATTTATTAAATTTCAAAAAAATGAGAATCACACGAAGCAATTCTGTGATATTATGTTAGTATCGCAAGAGATGAAAATATAGTGAAAATATTGATTTTAAGGGCAGAACGCAAGGTTTTGTCCTTTTTTGTTGCAAAAAATTAAAATAGAGGAGCGTAAACTCCTCATTTAGTTATAATTCGTCACCAGTGTCATTCATTATGACCCTGCCTTTATATGTGCAATTTAGTTTTTGAGAGATTTCAAGCATTTCTTTTTCTGTGAAATTATCTCTTGAAAGTTTATTGGTTAGGTTTTGGCGGCTTGTTCCAAGAATAGTAGCTAGTTCTGTTATTGTCATGTTTCTGCGTTTTAAAAGTATTTTTACTTTTTCACCAAATGATAGTGGCATATAAATCACTCCTTTTTTTATAGTGATTATAACATTAAAAAATTTACAAAGCAACTAAATAGTTTATAAAGAAATAAAAAAATGTAATTAAATATTGACAAAAGAAACTTTAAAGTTTACAATGCATATATAATAAATAGCAAGGAGGAATTAAAGATGAGTAAAAACGAAGTTATGGCATTGGAAATGTTAGAGTGTTTATTGGAACTGTCAGAAGAGAGTTTCATAAAGTTTGTCAAATATGTAGAATACATGGATAAGACAAAGAAAACAAAAGTTTTTTGCAACATTCTTGTAAAAGCAAGTAGCAAGCGTAGAAAGAAAAAAAGACAATTCCCACAGCACGCAAAGCATTAGAATTGTCTTTAAACAAGAAAGTATCTTGTAATAAAAGTATAAGATACTCCAAGAAAAAAATCAACAGAATAGGAGAAAAAATGAACGAATTATTAAAAGTAGACTTAGATAAACAGACGGTATCAGCAAGGGAACTGCATGAGCAGGTCGGCAGTACCGAAAGATTTTCGGCATGGTTTGAACGACAGTTGCAATATGGTTTTGCCGAGAATGAAGATTATACCACCGTAAAAGTTTTAACGGAGGTTAAGAACAATGGTGGGGTTCAGCAAAGAGAACTTACCGACCACAACTTAACAGTTGACATGGCAAAGCAAATCTGTATGGTGCAGAAGAATGATAGGGCTAAAAAGGTTCGGCAGTATCTTATTGATCTTGAAAAGGCATGGAATACACCAGAGCAGATTATGGCAAGGGCTTTGAAAATGGCAGACGGAACTATCAATCGTTTAAAAGAGGATAATGCGAAACTTTTGGAAGATAATGCGAGAATGAAACCAAAGGAGATTTTTGCAGATGCAGTATCGACAAGTCGTACATCAATTCTTGTCGGAGATTTGGCAAAGTTGCTCAAGCAGAATGGTATTGATATTGGGCAAAAGAGATTGTTTGAGTGGCTTCGTGATAATGGATATTTAATTAGGCGAAAAGGTTCTGATTGGAATATGCCAACACAGAAGTCAATGGAAATGAGTTTGTTTGATATTAAGGAAAGCACTATCAATAATCCAGATGGTTCTGTTCGGATAAATCGGACAACTAAAGTTACTGGCAAGGGGCAGCAGTATTTTATCAATAAATTTTTGTGTTGTTCATAAATAAATTTTCAAAAAAATGAGAATCACACGAAGCAATTCTGTGATATAATGCTAATATCGCAAGAGTAGGAACAGTAGTTTTGAATGAGGAGAGGATTATATCTTCTCCTTTTTTCATACACTTATAACGGTATACATACTGTTGGGAGGTGGTTTATTGAATACTGTTGAGCCTATCAGAGATTTAGATGTTGTGATGGATATTGCAGAGTATCTAAAAGGCAGGAGCGATAGAGATTATGTGATGTTTATGTTTGGTATCTACACTGGTCTTAGGATATCTGATATCTTAAAGTTTCGTGTTAGAGATGTCAGAAATAAAGATGCTGTATATATCAGGGAGAAAAAGACTGGAAAAGAGAAAAGATTTCCTATCAATGCAGAGCTTAAGCCTGTCATAAAAGATTATATATATGGCAAGGATGATTATGAGTATCTGTTTAAGTCTCCAAGAGGCAACAGACCGATTACCAGACAGCAGGCTTACAACATTCTATCTGAAGCAGGCAGACAATTCGATATTGATAAGATAGGTACGCATACTCTTAGAAAGACATTTGGGTATCATATGTACCAGCAGACGCATGATGCAGTGACGATAAAGGAGATACTTAACCATTCAGATATATCAATTACACTCAGATATATTGGAATAAATCAGGATAATAAGGACAAAGCAATAAAGAATTTATCATTTAAGAAGCGAAAAAGGTAGCTTCTTTTTTTATTATATGCGGTATTTGACATATTAAAGGTGTGTCAAATGAGGGTAAATAATTTTGTTGCACTCTAATGAAAGAACACAGATAAAGATGATTTGACAAAATATAAAGATATGTCAAATGAGTGAGGTTGAGAGATGGCAAAGGAATATGCGTACAAATTTTATCACAGCAAAGCATGGAAAGACTGTAAGAGGTCTTTTATAAGTGAGAGGATTGCGGTCGATGGAGGTATGTGTCAGGAATGTGGTAAACAGCTTGGATATATCGTACATCATCGTACACACATTACACCTGAGAACATATTAAATCCTGATATTACTTTAAATCATGGCAATTTAGAGTATGTCTGTAAGGATTGTCATGATAAGTTCGATGGGCATGGAGTTAATAACAAGAGACAGGGCTTGCTTGTCATGTTCGATGAGAACGGACAGCCGATAGCAAAGCTCTAACCCCCCCTGTTTATTGGCGTTTGGGGCGTTTTGAAAACACCGGTAGCCTAGATTGATTTGAAACGCAGGTCATTTCACAAGGGGGGTGTGGTATCAGGAGGTGAGAATAGAGTGGTAACACCGGAAGAAATTGAAGAGGAAGCAATGCGGAGGGATGAAAAAGCAGACAGTATTTCGCTGTATTTAGACAAACAAAAGCGGGTGAAAAAAGAAGTTGCAAGATTGAAGCGGTTGTTTAAGGAGATTGACGAGAACAAAAAGAAACTTGTCTTTGCTACTATTGATGATGTTGCTTTTATGAGTATCACGATGCAGGACCTCAGGGAAAATATCATTCGTGACGGAACTACAGTGGAATACAAGAATGGCGAAAATCAATACGGAACTAAACAGAGTCCTGATGCACAGCTTTATTTACAGTTTTCTCAGAAACAGACCCAGGCAATGAGGATATTGCAGGATTGTCTTCCGAAAACGAAAGCCGTTGAGGTTGTTGAGAAAGACGATGGCTTTGACGAGTTTGTTGGAGGGCGTGAGGATGTATGAGAAGATATTGTTTAGATTACAATCCTATCCTTGAGTATTTTGACAGGATTGAAAAAGGTGAGATTAAAGTATCAAATAAGATATACAGATGGTACAAGTATCTTGCATGGCATATTAAAAATCCGGATGAATATCATTACTCGGCAAAGAGAGCAAATCATGTTTTAGAGTTTGCGGAAAACTATTGTAAATTGTCAAAACATAAGAAAGGAACAACAAATGATGTTCGTTTAGAACTGTGGGAACAGGCACATCTTGCCGCCGTGTTTGGCTTTATTGATGATAATGGAAACAGACAGTGTAGAGAGTCGATTTTTATTGTTGGTAAGAAAAATGGTAAGTCGCTGCTTGCGTCTATCGTTGGTTTGTATCTTCTTATTGCGGATGGAGAGCCGGGAGCGGAGATATATGCTGTTGCGACTAAGAGAGAACAGGCAAATATCATTTGGGAAGAAGCAAAGAGAATGGTGCTTAAATCGGCGGCACTTCGCAAAAGGATAAAGCCGCTTGTGTCAAAGCTGTCCAGTGAGGAGTTTAATAATGGTGTGTATAGACCACTTGCATCTGACAAAGATAGTCTTGACGGTCTGAATGTTCATGGCTGTATGATGGATGAAATTCATCAGTGGAAGAATGGCAAAGCATTGTATGACATTATGGCAGATGGTGTGACGGCTAGAGACCAGCCGCTTATATATATCACATCTACGGCAGGAACTATCAGGGAAGATATTTACGACCAAAAATATGATGAAGCTGAGAGAGTTATCAATGGTCTTTTTGATGATAACGGCTATAAAGATCCACATTTGTTCCCGTTTATTTATGAGCTTGACAGCCGTAATGAATGGGTTCAGGAAGATTGCTGGATTAAGGCAAACCCCGGCTTGGGAACCATCAAGAATAAAGATACACTGAGAGACAAAGTAAGAAAAGCTCAGGAAAATCCGCTTCTTGTAAAGAACCTTGTTTGCAAAGAGTTTAATATCAGAGAGACATCATCAGAGAGCTGGCTTAATTTTGAAGATATTGATAATAACGCATTATTTGATATAGCAGAGCTTAAACCAAGGTATGGAATAGGCGGCAATGACTTGTCATCAACCAATGACCTGACAAATGCAACAATGCTTTTCATGGTGCCCGGTGATGATAATATCTATGTTGAGCAGATGTACTGGATTCCGGAAGATTTGGTGGAGCAAAGAGTAAAAGAAGATAAAATTCCTTATGATTTATGGATTGAACAGGGGTGGATGAGAACATGTCCCGGAAATAAAATACATTACAAGTATGTGGTCGAGTGGTTCAAAGAAATGCAGCTTGAAAAAGATATTTATCTTTTCAAGGATGGCTATGACGCATGGAGTGCAACATATTTTGTTGAGGAAATGAACGACACATTTGGCCGCAGCGTTATGGAGCCGGTGGCACAGGGAAAGAAAACTTTATCTTCTCCAATGAAATCATTGGGTGCTGACCTTAAGGCAAAGAGAATTATTTACAACAACAATCCGGTGCTTAAATGGTGCATATGCAATACATCTGTTGATATTGATAAAAATAATAATATCCAGCCTTGTAAGGGTACAAGTCCTACAAGGAGAATTGACGGTCTTGCCGGTCTGCTGGATGCGTATGTTATGCTTGAAAATCACCTTGAAGAATATCTGTCTCTTATATAAATTTTTGGAAGGGAGAAATTGTGGGAATTTTTAGTAGATTTAAAAATGTAAGTAAGAAAAGCTCTTTCCAAATGATTACCGATGTCGGCAATGGATTTTATGCGTGGAATGGTAAACTGTATCAGTCTGATATAGTGCGTTCATGTATAAGACCCAAGACAAAGGCTATAGGTAAGGCGGTGGCTAAACATATCCGGGAAACATTTAAAAAAGATGGGTCAAAGGATATTGCTGTAAATCCTATGCCATACATAAAAAATCTTTTGGAAGAACCTAATGAGTATATGTCCGGGCAGATGATGCAGGAGAAAGTTGCAAATCAGCTTGCTCTTAATCATAATGCTTTTATTTTGATAATAAGGGATGATTTTGGTCTGCCCTGTGGCTTATATCCGATACCGGCTGCATCTGTTGATGCAAAATATTATAATCAGGTGCTTTATCTTAAATTTTATTTTCAAAATGGCAAGTGGATGGAAATACCGTACACGGATATTATTCATTTGCGTGAAGATTATTGCGATAACGATATTTTTGGTGAACCGCCGGGAAAAGCACTGGTTGAGCTTATGAATGTTGTGACTACATCGGACCAGGGAATTATCAAGGCTATTAAAAATGGTGCTGTGATAAGATGGCTGCTCAAATTTACACAGTCAATGCGACCGGAAGATTTGGAAAGTAATGCACGGCAGTTCGCTGAGAATTATATGAATATGTCTTCAAAGTCATTTGGAGTGGCAGCAGTTGATTCTAAAGCGGAGGCAAAACAGGTAAATCCTAATGATTATGTACCCAATGCGGCACAGACGGACAGAACCATACAGAGAGTGTATGGTTTTTTTAACACAAATGACAAGATTGTTCATTCAAATTATGACGAGGATGAGTGGATTTCATACTATGAGGCTGCGATAGAGCCTATCATATGCCAGATGGCAAATGAATATACAAGAAAACTGTTTTCAAGAAAGCAGAGAAATTGTGGTAATAAAATTATATTTGAGAGCAGCAATCTTACTTTTGCAAGTATGAGTACAAAACTGCAGCTTACTTCTTTTGTTGACAGAGGAATAATGACCATAAATGAGGTCAGACAGTACCTTAATCTTGCACCTGTTCCGGGTGGAGATGTTGCACTGCTCAGAAAAGATACCGGAAAGCTGAAAGAGGGAGGTGGAAGTGATGGTGAAGATTGATGCAAAAGGAACTATTGTAAACAATGATGATAAGTGGATATATGATTGGTTTGGTTATGATGCTTTTTGTCCGAAAGATATTGATAAACAGCTTGAGGATGCAAATGGTGATGATGTAACTATCGTTATTAACAGCGGTGGCGGTGATGTGTTTGCAGGCTCGGATATGTCTTATAGTATTAGTCAATATAATGGTAATATTCAGGCAGATATAAGCGGGTCCTGCTGTAGTGCGGCAAGTATCGTGGCGTGTGCAACAGGTCATGTGAGAGCGTTTCCAACCGCCATGTATATGATTCATAATGTTTCAAGCGGTGCAAGAGGCGATTATCACGATATGGATAAACAGTCGCAGATATTACAGACAGCAAACAGAGCCATATCAGCTATTTATCAGCAGAAAACAGGCAGGAGCGAAAAAGAACTGCTTGACTTGATGGATAGAGAGTCATGGTTTGATGTAAAAACGGCTATGAAATATGGTTTTGTTGATGAATTGATAGAAACAGGCAAAAGCGGCAATATGCCGTTTAGCATAAATAACGCATTTGGTGGAATTATACCGGATGAAACAAAGGCGAAGATAAGAAATCTTATCAAAGGGTCAGAAACAGGAAGTCTTGCTGATAAATCGAGTGAGGCTTTTTTTGTTGCCAAGGAAAAAATCAAAATTTTAAGAATGAAAGGGGAAATTTGAACATGAAATTTATGAATGTAATCAAAAATTTTAAAAGCAGACAGGATTATGTTGATTATCGTAATCAGATGCTTGATGAAGCCACACAGTTTCTTGATGATGGCAAGATGGACGAGTATAAGGCAAAGCTGGAGGATGTTGAAACTCTTGACGATGAATATACTCAGTACACAGAGGCGAAAGCAAATGTTGAATCAATGAAAGGTGCTGTTAAAGTGCCAAATGTACTCAGTAATGCGGCTCATGCAGGTACTAAAGATGGAATTGTGGCTTCTGTGGGTGATATTGTCAAAGAAGATCCTACAAACAGTATCGAATATCGTTCTGCCTTTATGAACTATGTGCTGCATGGTGAGAAGATGGCGACAAATTTTACGAATAGTGATGAAGTTACAACAACATCAGATACGGGTGCGGTTATTCCGAATACAATTCTTAATAAAATTGTTGAGAAAATGGAAAAGACAGGTGACATACTTAACAAGGTTACAAGAACCTTTTACAAAGGCGGTGCGACAGTCCCTACTTCGGCTGCGAAACCTGTTGCAACATGGACTACTGAAAGAGGAAAGACAGATAAGCAGAAGAAAACACTTGGCTCTATCACTTTCAGTTATTTCAAGTTAAAGTGTGTTGTTGCGGTTTCGATCGCTGTTGATACCGTAACGCTTGATGTGTTTGAGAGAACTCTTACAAGCAATATCGCAGAGGCAATGGTTAAGGCATTAGAAAAGGCTATTATTGCAGGAGAGGGTGCATCTGCAAATCAGCCTGAGGGTATTTTGTCAGATGCCGTTGAAGTAGTAGAGGGTCAGAAAGTTGAAATTGCAAAGGGTAAGGATATTACATTTAAAAACTTATGTGATGCAGAGGGAAAACTTCCGGCTGCTTATGAGTCTGCTGAATGGTATATGACTAAGAGTACATACTTTAATCAGATTGCAGCTATGACAGATACAAGCGGCCAGCCTATTGCCCGTGTTAATGCCGGAGTTTCCGGAAAGCCTGAGTACAGAATACTTGGCAGACCTGTAAACTTTGTGTCATCTGAGTATATGTCAGATTTTTCTTCAACTGTTTCGGCAGATACGGTAGTAGCTTTTATGTTCCGTATGGAGGACTATATGCTTAATACTAATCTTAATGTAACGGTTAAGCGTTATGAAGATCATGAAACAGACGACCAGATGACAAAGGCTATTATGATGGCAGATGGAAAGGTCGTTGACAACAATTCGCTTGTTGAGGTCATTCAAAAAAACTTATAGTCCCTAACACGATTTCAACATATACAGAGCAGGAGCTTGAGGAGATGACTATATCGGACATCAAGGCTCTTGCTGATGAACAGGGCTATAGTGTTAGCGGTAATGTGAAAAGTCTTATTATAGAGAGTTTTCTTGAAGCCCAGGAAAAAGCAGTCAAGGGGGTGTAATATTTGACGGATTTTGGAGAGAAAATCAAAAAGAGCCTGAGAATAAAGCACAGTTCCCTTGATGATGAGATTGAAAGCAATATTGAGATATGTTTGCTTCTGCTCAGAGGAGTAGGCATATCAGAAGAAAAAGCGTGTGATGATACACAGGATATGCTTATATTTAAGGCTTGCGAATTGTATTGTAAGTGGCAGTTTAACTTTGATAATCAGGCTGAACGATTTGAGAAAGCATTTGAAGGACTTCGTGATTTTCTTTCGCTTGGGGGTGAATACACAAATGGAAGCACTGAATGATATTCTATTTTTTATAAGTGAAGGGGAAAAGAAAGAAGATGAGGATGGCTTTGAGGTGGAAGTACCCGGAGAGGAACTGGAAATTTTTTGTGCTGTTAAGTCGGTAAGACAGAGCGAGTTTTATAATGCTTTGAGAAATAATAAAAAGGTCGTGCAGGTCTTTAAAGTAGCTTTTGACGAGTATTCAGGACAAAATAATGTGAAATACGATGAAAAACTGTACAAAGTAGAAAGGACATACCGTACAGATGAGTATTACATTGAATTGTCATGCAGTGAGGTAGAATAATGGCTGTATTTGATTTTGATTTCCCGGATGATATGTTTGACGATGTTTTAAATATATTTGATGAGACAGCTCCAAAGATGATAGATGAGGCATTGCCGATTTATGAGAGTGCGGTCAAAAGTGAGTTGCAACCACACCGGGATACAGGTGAACTTATAAGTTCTATCAAATGTAAGAAAGTAAAGAAAACTGTAAATGGTGCATACATCGGCTATCTGACAGCGGAGGGAGCTTCAACAAAATCTACTTACACCCGTGAAAACGGAAAAGTTGAACCGTTTAGAAATTATCAGAAAGCACTTGCACTTGAATACGGCAACAGTCATCAGCCGGCAAGACCTTTTATGCAGTCTGCTGTGAATAGCAGTGAGGACAAGGTTTTAGAGAAAATGCAGGAAGTTTTTGAAAGGATGTTGTGAAAATGAATGGGATATTACAGAGAAATAGGACAGCTCAATTTAGAGGTGTCCTATTTTGAATCAATCTCTCTTTTCCTTCCGTTTCAAAGCCATAAGCATATTGTGTACGATTTCAAGATCTTCTGGATCAGCATCTCTTGCAGCATCAAATAAAAGAGAGAGTTCTTTGTTATCGTATATTTCTTGAGCAATCTTGCTTGTTTCTGAATTGAAATAGTAAGGAACTTTTTGCTGTGGATGTTCTTGGAATTTTGTTTTAATATCTGATGTACCAGCTAACCAGTCAGGATTAATTTCAAAAAAATTAGCAATTTTTTCGATTTTATCTCTTTTTGGTGAGGATTTACCTTTTTTCCAATCAGAGAATGTACTTGCCGGAATTCCAGTTGCTCTTGATACATCAATGTTTTTTAGCTTTTTTTCTTTTAACATTTCCAAGTATCTTTCAAACATGATAATCACTCCTTTACTTTTAGGAAATCATAAAAAGTGCTTGACAATTTAGGAAAACCGAATTATACTTTGATTAAATATTTAGGAAATCCGAAATTACAAACAAAAAAATAAATAATAATAGCGTTTTGGTAGTTCTATTGTATAGGATTTCCTAAATATTTGCAATACTTAAGAATTCATAGAAGGAGGTGATTTTGATTGTTTTCTTACAGAAAATTTGAGGAATTGGTTAGAAAAAATGGTGTAACAGCATATGCGGTTTCAAAGGCTACAGGAATACCAAGTTCTACATTTTCAGATTGGAAGAAAGGAAAAAGTAAACCCAAGATTGAAAAATTACAGAAAATTGCTAAATACTTTGATGTTTCAGTCTCATACTTTTTGCCATGATATCAATATGAAATGAGGTGCGTACAAATGATAGTAACGACATTAAGATAAAATATCAATTTCGACAAGGAGGAATTAAAGATGAGTAAAAACGAAGTTATGGCATTGGAAATGTTGGAGTGTTTAGTTGAACTGTCAGAGGAGAGTTTTGTAAAGGTTGTCAAATGTATAGAACGCATGGATAAGACGAAGAAAACAAAAGTCTTTGGCGACATTCTTGTGAAAGTAAGCAGCAAGTGTAGAAAGAAAAAAGACAATTCCCACAGCCCACAAAGCATTGGAATTGTCTTTAAACAAGAGAGTATCTTGTAATGAAAGTATAAGATACTCCGAGGAAAAAATCAACAGGATAGGAGCGAAAAAATATGAATAATTTAGAAATAGTAGAACAGAAATATATTGATAGCAGAGAAGTGGCTGAGATGATAGGTAAAGAACACAGCAAATTGCTAAGAGATGTAAGGAATTATATAGAACAACTTAACCAATCCAAAATTGGATCCGTTGAGTTTTTTACAGAAAGTACATATAAGGACAGTAAGGGAGAAACAAGACCTTGCTACTTTGTCACAAAGAAAGGTTGCGAATTTATAGCACACAAGCTGATAGGTGTTAAAGGTGCAGGTTTTACGGCAAAGTACATAAACAGATTTCATGAGATGGAAGATGTTATTCAGACACAGCTTCCAAGCGGAAATAATTTGATTGCGCTTGCGGTTATCGAAGCTCAGAAAATGCTTGAACAGAAAGACAAGAAGATTGATGAGTTGAAAGTTGAAAATACTCGTATGAAACCAAAAGAAATATTTGCAGATGCCGTTTCTGCGTCAGATAGTTCGATGCTTGTAAGAGATGTGGCAAAGATGATAAGGCAGAATGGGGTGCAGCTTGGAGAAAAGAGATTTTACAAGTGGCTTCGTGAAAAAGGTTATATTTGTCAGGGTTCAACAGTTCCGACACAGAAAGCAATGGAACTTGGATTGTTTGAAATTGTTGTGAGGACAGTTGAGAGAGGAAATGGACTCCCTCTGGAAACAAAAACAACAAAGATTACAGGCAAAGGTCAGCAGTATTTTATAAATAAATTTTTATGTGGTTGATGGAGGAAAGATGAGTGTTCTTGGTGATTTGAAAACTGCCTTGAAATCCGTATGCACAGAGGTTGCTATGGATGTTTATGACGGAAATGCAGACACATACATTGTTTATAATGTGGCAGCAGAAAAGCCGGGCGGATTTGCAGATGATAACCCGGCTGTGAATGAAATGTATTTTCAGGTACATCTTTTTGTACCTTTAAATAAAAATTATCTCAATATGCAAAAGGCTATTAAAACCGCTTTATTTTTAAGCGGTTTTTCTTATCCAAAAGTTGCCTTAAATACTGTTGAGAGAGATGTAAAAAAAAGACACATATGCTATGAGACAAACATAGCGGAAAGCGAGGTTTAAATGGCACAGGTAGGTTTAAAAGCATTTTTACATGGTGAGTTAAAGGATGGTAAGTACAAAGCACCTTCCAAACTTGCGGGGGCGATTGAGTTCAAGGAAAACTTAAACTCGAATGATGCGAAACTTTATGCGGATGATGTATTGCAGGACAGCGACAGTTCAGTAACAGGCGGTGATATAACGCTTGGTATTGATGATGATGATCCTGCTATATTTGGTCCGCTTCTTGGACAGAAGAAAAACAGCATTGCATTAAGCGGCGGAGAGTCGAAAACAGTTGATGTATATGATGCTACAAGCAATGATGAGCCTATAGCGGTAGGATTTGGCTATATAAGCAAGAAAAATGGTGGAAAGTATAAAGTTGTTTTTTATCCGAAAGTTAAATTTGCACCGTATTCTGTTGATGCAAAGACTAAAGAGGAAAAGTTGGAATATACAACACCATCTGTTGTAGGTACTATTTACCCTGATGAGCAGACAGGGCTTTACAGAAGAACGGCTGTTGTTGAGTCGGAGGCAGATGCCGTAGCTGCTCTTAAAGCATTATTTACACCGACAGCGGAGTAGTTTTGTTATTTTTTGAAAAGTTGTATGCTGCATTGCCGGGCAGTGCGGCATATTTTGATGTGAGAGGATGGTGAGGTTATGAGGATATTTAATCTGAGCATTGATGGGAAGACTTATCCAGCTTGTTGTGGAATAAGAGCACTTGCACAGCTTCAGAAAAAGTATGGAAGTTTGAAAGAGTTTGAAAATAAGATATTTTCACGAAGTGATGATACTGAGAAAAGTGAAAACTATTTGGATGAAATTGATTATCAGGTGCTGCTTGATACTACAATGCTTTTCCTTGAGGAAGGTGCAGAGGCTACAGGTAAGAAAGCTCCTGATAAAAAGATTGTGTATGCGGTTTCTAATCCGGCAAAACTTGCAACAGAAATTTTTACTACATATGCAGGCTCAATGTTTCCGGAAAATGAGAACGATGAAAAAAACTCGGAGAGCCAGACGGAGGGAGAATAAATTTCGTCTGGTATAAATTTATTGCAAAGACAAAACTTGGATGCTCTGAGGCAGAATGTAATTTTCTGTCAATCGGGGAATTTTCTGATCTGTACTATGAATATAAGAATGTATTTGACCTTGAAATGAGCATGCTTGCATCCTCAATCTGCAATATGTTTGCAGGAGGTTCAGCAAATACCTATGAGAGGATGATAACCAGTGCAGAGGAAAGAGAAGAAATTATTAACTTTTAGAAGCGGAGTGATAAGATGGCGAATAAAAATAAAATTGGTGCATCAATAGTGCTTGAGGGTGAGAAAGAGTTTAATGCAGCGGTTAAGGATTGTAATAGACAGCTTAGGGGAATGAAATCAGAGCTTAGTCTTGTTAAAGAGAAGTATGCCGAAAATGCGAACAGTCTTGAAGCACTTCAGGCAAAGCATAAAGTTCTTTCTCAGGTGCTTCAGGGACAGAGAAGTAAACTCGATGCAACAAAAGCCGGTTATGTGCATAGTGCTGAGTCACAGAAAAAAGTTGCAGACGGTCTTGAAAAGTTAAGGGCAGATTATAAAAATGCACAAGCTGAGATGGATAAAATGAAAAAATCCGGGACAGCTACGGATGCGGAGCTTGATAAACAGCAGAAAACTGTTGATGAACTTGCAGATGCAATAAAAAAGGGTGAGAGAAATTATGAAGCCGCCGGCAGCAGAGTAGAAAACTGGAAAAATAAGTTAAATACTGCGGAAGCACAGACTATCAGAGCAAACAGAGCCTTGAATACAAATGATAAGTATATGAAAGAGGCTAAAAACTCGGCAAATGGCTGTGCAACATCAATAGACCAGTATGGAAAATCAGTCAGGGAAGTAAGGGTTAGTGTTGAACAGCTTGGAGAAAGTAACAGACAGGCTTTTAATAATCTTGCAGACCAGATAGTTGCGTCAGGAATAAAAGAAAAGGTCGAGGATATAGCAAAATCATTGTATGAGTGTTCTGAGAGTGCTGAGAAGTTTGAAACAGCTTCAGCAAAGGTTAGTACGATTGCTGATACATCGAAAAAGTCGATGGGAACACTTAATAAGGAGATGCTTGACCTGTCTACACAGACAGGAACAGCGGTAACGGATATAGCTGAGTCAACATATCAGGCTATATCAGCGAGTGTTGATACATCAAAGGCGGTGGAAACAGTAGGTGAAGCCACAAAACTTGCAAAAGGTGGATTTACTGACAGTACAACGGCTATTGATGGTCTTACAACGGTTCTTAATTCTTATGGAAATAAGGTTAAAGATGCGTCTGAGGTATCAGATGTATTCCTGACAGTACAGAACTTAGGTAAAACATCGGTTAATGAGCTGGCATCAAGTATTGGTAAAGTTGCTACCAATGCGGCGAATTATGGCGTTTCATTGCAGGACTTGGGAACGGCATATATACAGCTTACTAAAAGAGGTATTGAAACAAGTGAGTCTACGACGTATATTAAGTCTCTTATGAAAGAACTATCAAAACAGGGACAAAAGGTCGCATTGACATTGCAGACAGAAACCGGTAAGTCATTTGCAGAGTTAATGGCAGAGGGAAAATCGCTTGGCGATGTTATTCAGATATTAAGTGATAGCGTTGGCGGTGATGCAACAGCATTTTCAAATCTTTTCAGCCGTCAGGAAGCAGCAACTGCAGCAACAGTTCTTTTAAAGACAGGAACAGAGGATTATAACAATACTCTGAAAAAGGTGACGAATAGTACCGGTGCGGCTGATGAGGCTTATAAAAAGATGACTGATACATCAGAGACAGCTAAACAAAAGATGTTAAACGGCATTGAGAATTTAAAGATTGCCATCGGAACACAGCTTAATGAGTCTCTTGACGGAATGTACCAGCATGGTCAGAAAGCGATTTCATGGGCTAAGGAATTTGTTGAGAAAAATCCGGATGTTGTAAAGGCGGTTGTATCGCTTACAGCATCGCTTGCTACATTGACGACAATTTTTGTTGGGCTTACAGTCGTAAAAACAGTTACTCCACTTATTACAGCTTTTAAAGTAGCTCTTATGGCACATCCTATAGGACTTGCGGCAACAGCTTTGGCAACACTTGTAGCAGGGTTTGTAGCAGCAGAAGCGCAAACTAAGAAAAATGTTACTGCAACTGAAAAGGCAGCACAGGCGGACCAGAAAGAAATTGATAAGCTGAACGAAAAGACTAAGGCTATAAAAGAAAGTGTACAGGCTGCAAAGGATAGTTTTTCATCTGCTGAGGAAGAAGTGGCAGCAGTGGAGATGCAGGCTGAAAAATTGATGAAACTTAATTCAATTGAGAAAAAGAATACTTCTCAAAAAAATGAAATGAAAGCAATAGTAAATTCGTTGTCAGGACAGATACCTGAACTGGCGAAAGCTTATGATGAAGAAACTGGCAAGCTTAAGTTATCTAATACTGAAGTAAAAAAATTAGTTGCAAATTATGAGCAGTTGTATATGACGCAGGCAGCATGGGATGACATAAAAGAACAGTATAAACAGAAGCGCAAAGCGAAAAATTTACTTACCGAGGCTAACAAAGAACTTAAAGAATCAGAAGATAGAGTAACAAAAGCGGAGAACGCCGCAATTGAAGCAGAAAAGGAGTGGAATAAGGAAGCTAAAAAGCATCAGAATGATGCATATTTCGATGTAAATAATAATGAACAGCATAAAAAATGGATAGAGGCACAAAGCAAATATGCGGCAGAGCAGGAGAGAAATGATAAGACATCTTCTAAGTTAAATAAAACAATCGAAGAACAGAAAAAAATAGTAAGTGATTGTGAAGAAAATATTAAAAAGTTACAAAAAGAGATAGATGATTATGGAAAAGTAACAGATAAGCAGAAAAACAAAACAAATGCTTCAGCCAATGCCGCAAAGAAAGCTGCAAGACAGTATAAAAATCTTGGAAAAGCATTTGATACTGCCGTTGCTCAGATGAGTGGCTCAGGATTAAAAGTTGATGATGCCACAAAGAGAGCTTTTAGTAATTCTGTAAGTATTGCAAAAAAAACAGGTACAAAAATACCGGCGGGACTTGCGGCAGGTTTAAAAAGTGGAAGTAAATCACCTGAGACGGCATTAGTCACATTAAATACTGCTATAAACAAAAAATTGATGGAACTTGCTACTAATGCAAGAAAACAGGGTGCGTATATTCCGGAGGAAATAACCAAGGGAATAAATGGAAGTCCGAATGATCCTACGGTTGCGTATGAAGCTATAAACAAACAGATTCAGAAGCGTGCCGACAATATGCAGAAAAAGCTTAATAAGGTTGGTATAAATATTTCTTCTGGGATGAAGAGAAGTTTTGAAAAGGGTGGACAAAATTCATTAGATGCTATACAGAGGGCTAATAATAAGATAACAAAACTTATGAAAGATGCCGGAGTGAATAGTGTTGATGGTCTGCTTGCCGGAGTGGAGAAAAAGAAAGCTGAGGTTGTTAAAGCTTATGAGAATTTAGGTGATGCTGCTGATAAGGCTTTTAAAAAGAAACTTGATATTCATTCACCTTCAAGAGTCTTTAAAAAGTCCGGTGAATATACAGTTGATGGTTTGATACAGGGTATTGAATCAAGTTCCAAAAATGTTGGAAAATCTGCTGAACAACTTGGAAATATTCTTGTAAAAGAATTGTCAGATAAAATAAAGAATAAAGACCTGAAAACAAATGGAAAAGGTTATAGTGATGTTACAATTGCAAAGTGGTGGAAGGCGGTTGTTAATGCTACATATGCCGGGACTACTGCGCATACAAGAGCATTGCAGAAATATTATGCTGCAAGAAATAAGGTGACTAACAATGGTGAAAAACAGAGGAAAAGTCTTGAAAAGCAGAGAGCAGCATATCAAAAAAAGCTGGAAAAAGAGCAGAAAGAGCGTCAGAAAAAGCTTGAGGCACAGAGAAAGGCTTTTGAGAAAAAACAGCAGGCTCTTGTTACAAATCTTCAAAATAAAATTGAAATGAGAGATTTGAAGACTAATGGCAATGGTTACAATGAAAAGACTATTAAAACGTATTGGGATAAGGTTGTTAAGGCAACGAAAAAAGGGACATCTGCACATACCGAGGCTTTGAAACAGTATTATGAAGCAAGAAATAATTTTGTTAATAGTAAAAAAGAGTATTTAAGTAATTATAAAAAAAGTTATAAAGAGTATATGTCAACTCTTAAATCAGAGTTGAAAGAACTTAAAAATACATATAACGAAGAGGTGAAGTCAACTAAGGAATCTATCACATCAAGTTTTAGTATTTTTAGTGATGTTAGTCTGTCAAAAACGGATGATGAAAACGGTCTTGTAGTGAATTTACAACGTCAGGTTGATGCACTTCAAAAATGGCGTACAAATTTGCAGATACTTCGCAATAGAGGAGCATCAGATGAGATGATGAAAGAAATAGAAGGTCTTGGTGTGACTTCTGCAGGTGATGTTGAAACTCTTACAAAGATGAATGACCAGCAATGGGCAGAGTATAAGCAGTTATATAGTCAAAAAAATGTTGTAGCACAAAAGGAAGCTGTAACGCAAAATCAAGATTTGAAAAAATCAACGGAAAAGCAGATGAAAGATCTTGAGAAAAAATATAAGACTAAGATTGCAAAACTTAAGAAAACTTACAATAAAGAGATGAAATCAATAGGTGCTTATGTTACAAAAGGATTTGCGAATGGTATAGAAAAAGGAAGTAATGATGTATATAAGGCTATAGCGAAGCTTACCGGACAGACGGTAAAGCAGGTTAAGAAAAACCTTGGAATACATTCACCGTCAAAAGTAATGGCTGAACTTGGAGCATATACAGGTCTTGGTTTTGCCCAGGGATTGCAAAGGGAAACACAGGGACTTGCAGACATTATTACCGGAAACCTTCCAACAACTGCACCTGAGATAAAGGGGACAGGCTCATCCGCTTTACAAAAGGCAAGTCAGTTAAATCTTACTATTCAGATGGATGGTAATGTGGTTGGAAGAGCTGCATTAAATACTGTGGATATGCTACAGGGTGCAAAAGTAAATCTTACAAGAAGGGGGATTGCAAATGCGTGATTTTTCATTTAATGACATAAGGGCATCTACTAAAGGAATGACAGTAGAGAGTATAGATATCGGTTACCCGACATTTAGAACCTCTGAAACCACTGTTCCATATCGTGATTCGGTGATAGATATATATGAGCTTCTCGGCTTAAAAGTTTATGATGACAGAACTATCACCGTGAAAATGTGGAAGAAATGTGCAGATAGAGCCGAGGTTGAAAGGGTTAAAAATGAGGTCGCAAATTGGCTGTATGCTCAGGCTGGTAAGGTGAGATTTGTTGACAGTGCATTGCCTGAGAAGTTTTTTAAAGCAAAAATCAGTTCCTTTGATGCATCTGCATCAACGAGAAAAGCTTGTATTATTACTGCTACATTTAAGGCAGATCCGTATATGTACTCAGTAAAAGAGGGCGGTGAAAAGACTATATGAGGACTATTACAATTTTTAAGAAAACTGAAAACAGAACAGTTAAAAATGAAATTATTCATAATATGCAGCCGGATGATATGCAGAGAAAATTGTCGGGAAGTATATCAAGAGAATTAAACTGTATTGATTCATTGTCGTGTGATATTTATCCGGATAATCCCGGATATGAAATGTTGGTACCATGTCTTACTGAAATTCAGTGTATTGATGATAATGATGTAGAGTTTTTTGGACGTGTTCTAAAGGCTGTTCCGTTGATGGATAACAATGGAGTTATTTATAAGCAGGTTACTTGTGAGGGGTATCTTGCTTACCTTCAGGATAGTAGTACAGATATTGAGCCGTTTAATATGTCACCTGTTGATATGGCAAAGGAACTTATTAAAAGACATAACAGCAGTGTACCGCAGCATACATTTCAAATAGAGTTTGACCAGACTGTTACAGATACAGAAAAAGCAGAGTTATCAACAAGCGGAGGAACGACATTTGATGAATTTTCAGCATTGATTTCAAAATACAACTGGGAGATTTTACTTTCTTATAAGGTTGTTGATGGAAAAGCGGTACCGGACAAGCTGACAGTTTCAAAAAAGATTGGAAAGATATGTGGTGATAGTGTAATAGAAATTGGAAACAATCTTTTATCTTATTCATGTGAGCAGGACATGAGTAATCTTTGTACGAGAATACTTCCACTTGGTACCAAAGTTTATACTGATGAGGATAATCTTGAAAGGGTTAGCATAGCCTCTGTAAATAGTGGAAAGAAGTATCTTTCAAAGAATGAAAATTTGTATGGAGTAATTCAGCGTACAATATTGTATGAGGATATCAAAGAGCCAAAGGAACTCTTGAAAGAAGCGGAAAAATATATTGAAGCTTATTCTGAGCCATACAGCAGCTATACAATATCGGCAATAGACCCACATCTTCTTGATAATACAAAAGAAAAAATCAAGGTTGGAAACTGGTACAAAGTTAATGCTAAGTTGCTTGGTATTGATGGTGTCATGTTAAGGGTAAATAAACAGACAATAAGTCTTGACAATCCTGCAAATGACAGCTTCAGTGTGGGAAATACGACGGCGGCTACAGCATCAGGTTCTATAGCTGGTGCAGTAACCGGTGAAAAATTAAGCCTTATTGTAGACCAAAGCAATACACAGAATGTCGTTGTAACTAAGCAGTTGGCGGCGCAAGAGGCATGGATAAAAGATTTAAAGGCCTCAAGTATAACGACAGATAACCTGGTTGCTAAAGTGGCACAGATAGACAGTCTTACAGCTACAGACGCAATTATAAAAAATATTGTTGCTCAGACAATAACAACAGATAATATAACAGCTGCTGTAGGAAATATAAAGAATCTTACATCGGATTCGGCCATTATTGACACAATCAGGAATACAATAATTACATCGGACTTTTCAGATTCTGTTGTTGCGAAGATGAGCAATGGTGTTATTACAAGTGCGCTTATTGAATCGTTGTCTGCTGATAAGATAGCTGCAGGCCAAATCTATACGGATGATGTACAGATACAGTCTAAAGACGGTTGCATGGTGTTGAAAGATTCAACAATGCAAATATCTGACGGAAAACAGGTAAGAGTTCAGATTGGCAAGGATGCAAACGACAACTATACAATCATAATATATGATGAAAATGGAAATGTTCTCTGGGGCGAAGGTGGAATTACTGAAAATGCAATAAGGGATGGTCTTATAAATGACAAGATGGTAGATGATAACGCAAATATAAATGCAAAGAAAATAAATCTTCCGTCTTTGATAAAAGAAATAAATAATGGAACTGAAACGATAAAGTCCAGCGCAATAAATTATGATCCTACGGGACAGACATTAGATGTTACTTTTAACCGGATTGAATCACAGCTTTTAGATGATCTTGGATATAACCTTTATTATGACAGTCAAACAATGAAAGATGGATGGTCATTTGTTGGAAATTATTCAGAAGTTGGTGAAAAACAGTGGGATAGAGAACATAAACATTATGAATGTAAGATATTCAGACTTTCAGGTAGTTATTCATACATTGATAATTCATTTATGCCGGAAGATGGGAAAGTATATACATTATCAGCATATATAAAAGGCAGAGCAATGGTTTATTATCCTGTTGGCCTTGAAGTTGGGGATGTGTATGAGTTTTCAGAAGCAACGAGAGTGAAATATGATTTTACATATGACAGCAAAAAAGGAAAGCCTGTATTTACTCCGGCAGATGATTCAGGAAGCATCGAAATATATGCGATAAAACTTGAATATGGTGGAGCAATGACGGCATATTGTCTAACAGCGGATGAAGAAGGAAGAGAAGAAAAGGTACAAATGTCGGCATTTCATGTAAGCAGCACTAATTTGAAATCAGAATTTTATGAAAAAGACAAAGAGAACAAAAAGAAATTTTCTTTGATTAGTCAGACGGTTGATGAAATAAAAACAAAAGTCGGAGTTATTGATGGCGATTATATAACAGGTTCAGAATTAAAAGAGACAGCAAAAGAGATAAATGCTAAAGTGTCAGAAATATATCAAACCAAGGATGGAATGAACAATTATGCTAAATCTTCAGAACTTAGTTTGAAAGCCGATAAAGCTACACTAGGGAATTATCAAACGATTGCGGGTATGAGCAGTTATGCGACAACAACATGGGCAAAAAATCAGATAGACAGTAAAGTTTCTGTGGGTGGGGTATGTAGTGAGATAAACCAGTCATCAGAGCAGATTACACTTAATTCTAACAGGCTTGTTGTAAATAGTTCTAACTTTAGTTTAGATAGAAATGGTAATGTCAGAATGAAAGGAAAAGTCGAAGCTACTTCAGGTTCAGTGGGTCCGTTTAATATAACAAACAATGGACTTGAGTGGGCGAGTGGTGGAACAAAAGTCTGGTCAAATGTTATTTTTACAGATTTTATTGAAGCGCAAGGGGCAAGCAAGCGTCTGGTAATTGGTGCTGAATCAAGTACGAATCGAGGAAAAGTTGATATAAATAGTTCAGATGGCGGTGTTTGGATAAACAATGCTTATTTTAATCCAAGGGATGCAATTGACTTAAATTCATCAAAAATAAATGTATTATATTCTTCTGCGGGAAATGTTAAGATTGAAAACTGCAGAGGTTTTATATCTGAGGGTAGTTCAGGATATGGTAACTTGGCCACAGTAGGATATGTGAAGTCTAAAGTATCATCAGATGAACGTATCAAGAAAAATATTGTTGAGATTCCCGATATTCAGGATATTTATATGGATATACCAATTTACAGTTTTGAATATGACGGAATTGCTGAAAGAAATGGTATATGCTTTGGAACAACTGCGCAGGCGATAGAAAGAGCTTTTGCTAAACATGATTTAAACATAGATGATTACAACATAGTTGGTAAGCGTACACCAAGCGTTTTTAATGGAGAATACAAACATATTCCGACAGGTGATGATTTACATTACATTAACTGGGAAAATCTAAATGGAATGAGTGTTTGTATGATTCAGAAATTAGTAAAAGATTTTCAGAAATTAAAACAGGAAATTGCTAAATTAAAACAAATATAAGGAGGTAATTAGGATGGTTAAATTGAATAAACAGACGTCAGTGACAGGAGTGAGTGTATTAGAGGTTGATGGAAAAGAAGAACAGGTGGCTTATATGAGTGCAACTATTCCGGTCAATGATGCACCGAATACGAGTAAAGTTATTCAGAATGTAGAATTGTTCAATGCAAATAAAGATGAGATTTTAAAAGATTTTGCTGCATTTGATGAGTATATTTATTCTTTGTTTCCAATAGAGCAAAGTGGATCGGAAAATTAAAGATGGAGGTGAATTATGGAAATACCAGTTACATTAAATGTTAAATCTGCCAATGTAATACCGGTAATAAACTGTATGCAGGGAGATACTCCGACAATTATATGTACTATCATGAATGGGGATGATACTTTTATTGCAGACCCTGGAGAATTTGACCTGTGTGTATGTGAAGGCGAAACGGCCAAACATAAGGCAATATCAATTAAATGTGCAGTTAATAGCAATATTGTTACAGTACATTTAACTAAAAATGAAACAGATGAGGCGGGGGATTTGAAACTATGTATAAGTTTTTCAAATACGGCTCAGGAGTTAGTGGTGAGTACATTTCCATTTATTTTAAAGGCTACTGAAAATCCTGCTTATTCGGCTGTAGGACAGAAGGAAAATATAAAAGCTTTAACAGATTATATAGCGGAAGCAAAGAAATATGCAGATGCTGCAAAAAATTTAGAAACAAATGTAGCTGAATCTGTGGAAAATGTGAAAAAGTATGCAGAAAGTGCATCAGAAAGTGTTATAAATGCAGAAAAATCCAAAAAGCTGTCCCAGTCATATGCGATAGGAGATAGTGGAGTAAGAGAAGGAGAGGAAAAAGATAATTCAAAGTATTATAGTGAAAAATCAGCGGAAAGCAAACAAGCAGCAGATAAGGCGGCGGAGCTGGCAGGTCAGAAAGCAGAAGAGGCGAGACAGTTAGGGCTAGAAGCGTCCGAGAATGCGAAAAGTGCATCAGAGAGTGTTATAAATGCAGAAAAAGCTCAAAAGCTGTCCCAGTCATATGCGATAGGTAATAGTGGATTAAGAGAAAATGAAGAAAAAGATAATTCAAAGTATTATAGTGAAAAGTCAGCGGAAAGTAAGCAAGCAGCAGATAAGGCGGCAGAGCTGGCAGGTCAGAAAGCAGAAGAAGCGAAACAGTCAGGGCTAGAAGCGTCCGAGAATGCGAAAAGTGCATCAGAGAGTGTTATAAATGCAGAAAAAGCTCAAAAGCTGTCCCAGTCATATGCGATAGGTAATAGTGGATTAAGAGAAAATGAAGAAAAAGATAATTCAAAGTATTATAGTGAAAAGTCAGCGGAAAGTAAGCAAGCAGCCGATAAGGCAGCGGAACTGGCAGGTCAGAAAGCAGAAGAGGCGAGACAGTTAGGGCTAGAGGCGTCTGAGAATGCAAAAAGTGCATCAGAGAGCGTTACAAATGCAGAAAAAGCTCAAAAGCTGTCACAGTCATATGCGATAGGTAATAGTGGATTAAGAGAAAATGAAGATACTGATAACTCAAAATGGTATGCACAACAGGCTGAGAAATATGCAAAGCAAGCGGAGGATATTGCGGGTGGTAACTTCATACCTGAGTCTGAAAAGGGAATTGCAGGCGGTGTAGCTGTATTGGATGCTAACTTAGCAGTAGCTAAAGCAGTTGCAGACGAAGATGGAAATAATATTAAAGAAAGTTTGAAAGGTAAATCTGATAGCAATCATACACATCCATATGCAGGTTCAAATACCGCTGGAGGAATTGCAAATTCTTCAAATTTAGTATATGCAACATCACATCAAGGAGAGTGGTATCAAAATTCTCAATGGGATGGAACTTATTTTCAAACAAACTATAAGCATGGGGATGATGTTTTACCTATGAGAGTAGGTTATTCAGGTTATAGTAACAATTCTGGAAAAGTAAATAATCATACAGTAAACAGTGATGTGCCGGCAAATGCCAAGTTTACTGATACTACATATTCAGATGCAACAACTTCGGCTCATGGATTGATGAGTACCAGTGATAAATCTAAATTAAATGGTATTGCAGCAGGTGCAAACAAAACAACAATTTTAAATTCACTTGCTGCCACCACAACAGGGTACGCTTTAGATGCTATACAGGGGAAAGCGCTAAATGATAAGATAACTGCGATAAATGACAGTTTAGCGCATATAAATATTCTTTATAAATATGATGATGCTACACTTATATGCAAACAAGGTCATGTCATAACAATATATTTTGATTGTCTCTCCGTGGGTTTTGAAAGATTGCAAGATTATCTAACTAAGCATACGGAATACTGTCCTTTTAAACCTGTACTCGTTATGGTTCCAGTATGGTTCATCAATGAAAATGCTAAATATGTAGGATATGTACGCATCACTGAACAAGGTCTTATTTATATACGGTATATGGTAGCTTCTTATCCCAACACATTTACTAACATAGCATCAAACATGGGGATGAGTGGCAGTATATCCTATGTTGTATAAATTCAAATAACCATGTGTAACATCCAAAGTCCTACAAATTCAACAGCATATGACGGGTAAAGAATAACCTCGTCCCTTGTATTATCGTAATATAGCGAGATATAAGCGCCATCGGATTTAGTTAAAATACGATAACCATATTTAGATGTATCACGTATTATTGCTCTATTTCTAAAATCCCAGGTATCAATTATAGCCGACTGACAATGCTCCGAATCCCATATTAGGAAATATAAGAGAGTTCCTGTTGTTTTGTCTGAATTACGAAAAGCAGCTCGACTGTATGCTTCTACCGTAGGATTGTTAAATGCACAAACAGAAATATATTTATTGCTTAAACCGTTCGCTAAACTGTCATTTAACACATACATAAATTTATTTTTGCGAAAAAAGAAAGGAAGAAAAACATTATGAAAATCAAATTAAAAGACAACACAGAATTAGAAGTTACAGACAACAGTATAGCAACAACAATTACTGCAGAATTTGATACAGTAGTAGAGATTGAAGACAACAGACAGAAATTAACGGACAAAAATTTGTCAGAATTTAAGTTTGTTAATGATGATGGAAATATCGTAGGTAATTATGAAAATTATACCTTTGATAATGTGACATACGCTGAAAAGGATAATAAATTTATTGCTACATATCACTTGCATCAGTATTCAGATATTGAGGTCAGATTGAATGCGATTGAAGAGGGACAGACTACTCAGAATGATGCCATTGCCGAGATGTCAGAGGTTATTTATAGTGAATAGAAAGGGGGTGGGCGAGATGGCGAAATTTTGGTCTGAGAGAATTTCATACGATTTAAATCGTATTGACGAAGTTCCGGCGAAATTAAGAGTAAAAGTAAAAAAATATATCGAACAGCATGTAGAAGCTTAAAGGCTTCTTTTTTAATGCCTAAAAGAGGCAGGAAAGGAGACACAAATGGCAGCATACGCAATAGAAATAATAATAGCAGTTATTTCAATGCTCGGCACAGCGAGCGGAGCATATTTTGCAAATAAAAAATCAACAGCTCTTGTAGCATACCGCTTGGAACAGTTGGAGAAAAAGCAGGATGTACATAATCAGGTAATCGACCGGGTTTATAAGCTGGAAAAATCCGTAGCTTTAAATTCGGAAGATATAAAAGTAGCAAATCACAGAATAGAGAATTTAGAGAAGAAATAAGGAGGTTTTTATTTATGTTTAAGAATTGTGTGTTTAAGGTAAGTGTTGATACTCAGAAATGGGTGAAATCTGCTACGGTTAGAGCGATTAAAACAATGGCTCAGACGGCAGTTTCAGTGATAGCAGTTGGAAGTACCGTGTCAGGTGTTGACTGGAAACTTGCAGTATCTTCGGCGGTAGTAGCCGGAGTTGTAAGTATTCTGACATCAGTTGCAGGACTTCCAGAAGTAAAATGCGAAGAATAGCATAAATAAGAGTGTAAAGTACACGGAAAGCGAGGACAAAGACTATGAGTAAGATAAAAGCAGTTACAGTACATGGAGGACACAATCCTGCCGGTAAGATAGCCTGTGGTGCAAGTGACTATATTGACGAGAGCAGAGAGGACAGAATTGTCACTAAGAAGGTAGTACATTTGCTGAAAAAGAATGGGATTAAAGCATATGATTGTACGGTAAATAACGGAACAAGCCAGCTGGATGTGCTTAGAAAAATATGTGCAAAATGTAATTCAAAGGTTAGAGATATAGATATTTCCATACATTTCAATTC